GTCGCTATTCGTCGTGCCAAACGGCAATTGAATGCTGCCATGACAATCGACAACAAAGAAGATGTCCAGCACTTCAAACAGTTGATCAGACGACGTCAAGGAGCGTTACGAGTATTTATCAACGAGCATGATCAATTGTTGCGTCGAGATTACTCAAGAGAACAAGTTTATTCGTAAAAGGAGTGTTTGGTTTGTTTAGACCTCATTATTTAAACGTTGAAAGAATGGTGGAAGAGCGGTGGAACTTTACTGGTTTTTATGACAAAAAAGTTTATACGTTTTCTTTAGGTCGTAAATGGCCAGTAGACCGTTCGAAAATCAAACGATCAAGAAGGAGATAATAGAATGAAATTAAGTATTAAAAATAATGGAAAATCAAAATTTTCCCCAGAATACGAGTTTTTAATTGATGGTAAACCTATTGAAAGGGACAGATTGGTAGATATTATTATTAATATGCCAGCAGACGGCGTTCCTAAGGCTGTCTTCACATATGAAATTGATGAATTGGATGTCGAAGATTTGGGAGTGGGGGAAGGACCAGTAAATGTAACTGCCGGTACTATCAAGGACGTTGATAGTAAAACACCGAATATTCCAAGAACCGATATAAAGGTTGATGGTATTACAGCCAGAACAATCAAAGCTCATAGCACAACCATACATGATGTCGACCGCTTGGCTAAACAAATTGCGGAACAGACCGTAGATGAAATGCGCAGAAGTATTAACTAAAGTCATCAAAGAGATGGCTATTTATTTTGTCCTGAATAAGACGAAAAACTGTTCGATTTACCGAGTGAGCGGTATAACTCGCACTCTAACTGGTACCAACCAGAATAAAAAGGAACGGAGAATGAATCATGGAATGGATCAAAGAAATTTTGTCAAAAAACGTCGGAGAGGATGGGAAGTTTGATCTAGACGGGGCAACAAAGGAAATCAAGTCAGAATTTCCTAAGAATGCAGTGCCAAAGGCTGATTTTAACGATAAGTCTCAAAAGCTGAAAACGGCAAACGAGGATTTGACTGCCGCAAATGCACTTGTTGAGCAGCTGAAAGCATCGAACAGCGGCAACGAAGATTTGCAAAAGCAAATTGATGACTATAAAAATCAGTTAGAAACTGTGACTGCTGAACGATTAGCAGATCGTAAGAATGCTGCGATTGAATTAGCTTTAACACAAGCTGGAGCTAAGAACATTACAGCTGTGAAAGCTTTGTTGAAGGCAGATGAATTGGAAATGACTGACGAAGGTGTCAAGGGACTAGATGATAAAGTAGCTACATTGAAAAAAGATGAAGGCTATTTGTTTCAAACGAATGATACTACACCACAGCCAAAGAAAAAGCAATTTGTGGCTGCTGGGAATACAGGTGGTGGCGAACCACCTAAAGAAAAAAGCTGGAAAGATAATCTAGCCGAGAATATCGCAAAAACAAAAAATAATTAGGAGAGTGGTTTAAATGCCAGTAATTTTAGACAGTAAAGATTTAGCAAAAATCGATAAGGAATTTGCTGCCGAGTCGCAAGTATGGGAAGTATTGACGCAAGGGGCAAAAGATATCACAGAAGAGGATTTTGTGGGGACTCATGAAGTACGTGTAAATGAAATGCAAGGATTTACTGCTGCTGATTATAAGCGGAATAAAGAAAACGAACGAAACAATATCTCAGTTGAGAAATCAACTTTAAAATTGGAAAAGGAACGTTGGATGGGCTACGATATGGATCGCTTAGATCAATCTGAAAATGCAGCGTATCAAGTAGGTGCTGTCATCGAAGAGCACACTCGATTGGTTACGATTCCTGAGAAAGATCAAACCGCTGTTGCTCGTTTACTTGAAGCTGGATTTGACACTTCTGACAATGTTTACAAAGGAAAAACGGTCAAAGAAACAATCACTAAATCTAACATTTTAGATAGTTTCGATGATGCTGAGGCGTACATGACTGATACAGAAGTCATTGGTCAGTTTGTGGCGTTTATGTCTAGTGATGCATACAAAGCATTGAAGAATGCAGATGGCGTCTCTAAGACTTTTACTACCAATACTGTTCAATTCAACGGTATCGATCGACGTGTTGAAATGCTGGACGGCACGAATATCATCATTCAAAAGGTTGCTAAGAATCGTTTGCAGGTCGATGAAGACAAGCATATTAACTTCATTATGACACCTATCACGGTTGCTAAACCAATCGAGAAGTACAACACAATCGATTTAGTTCCTTCAGACCAGGATCGTGGCGGTTACCGTGATACCATCAAAGGATTGGATTATTACGATTGCTTGGTACTTAAGAAAGCACGTCCAGCAATCTATATCTCTTATGATGACCCAAAAGCGTAACCCCGGAAGAACCGGGGGAGCCTGACGGTAGCGAAGATGGCAGTGAGGTGGAAGATCAGTCAGTAATCATTGATGACATGAAAGTCGATGAGCTTAAAGCCGAATTGGATCGTCAAGGGATTGAATATCCATCGACTGCCAAGAAACCAGAACTAATCGAGTTGTTAAAAGAGAGTGAATAACCACTCTCTTTTTTCATGGAGGTGAAACCATGGAACGAATACGACGTAAGCCGTTGAACGAACTCTTTGACGATCAGGAAAACATTGAGACTTGTGGCTACCTATCTTTTCGAGAGTACAAGCGACTCGTGGATCGTGACACGGAACTGACTGAAAAGGAGTTCAAGAAGCTGCTTAGAAAAGCCAGTGCGTTGTTGGATATCCAAACGAGACGTTTCTATCAACGCAATAATCTCGAATCAGATATTCCAATGCGGCGCAACGCTTTTAAGTTGGCTGTTGCCTATCAAATCGAGTACATGCATGAAGCGGAGGCCACTACAACGTTTGGCATGCAGGAGCCTGACAGTTGGTCTATTGGCCACATGAGTGTTTCTAAAAGTAAGGGTGGTTCATCCTCAACGAACGAAGCACCCTTGCTATCAGGGGACGCCATGATGCAGTTGTCTGGGACAGGTTTGTTATGTCGTGGGGTGAGTCGATGAGAATGCCGCCAAAACGATTCTTTCCGCATACAATGATCTATCGCAAGAAGATCGGTGTAACGCCAAGAGGTGAGCCCATTCTTGAGGAAGATCTTGTGATTGAGCATGTTCGCTTTGATGACACAGTCAAGTTTGAGCCGAGAGATGTTGATGGGAAAGTACAAACGCCCAATGCATTGATCTCTATGGTGAAGAAATACACTGGACCATTACCCGAGTTTTCAGTTGCAGATCAAATTGAGATTTTTGGCGAACAGTACACAATCGCAAAAACTGTTCCGCTGAATGCTGATTCGCCTGATCCATTCGGTTATGAAATTGAGGTGGTATAATGGCTGGCATTAAAATCGAAATTGATTTATCTGGTGTTTATTCAAAATTGAGTGAAGAGAATTTCAACCGTGGCCAGTACAACATGGCCAAACGGATGCTTCAAACAATGAACGAAAACACTGTTCCGGAAGATACGATGCATTTACGCAAGACTGGCTATGTATCCGGTAGTGGTGAACAATTGATTTGGGGTGCGGCATATGCTGGTCCACAGTATTATGGTGGACGAATAAATGAAAAGACAGGTGCTTGGATACCTTTTGTAAACTACACAACACCAGGTACAGGCCCGAAATGGGATGAAGAAGCGAAACCATTGTTTATCAGTGATTGGCTACAATCCTTCAAGGAAGGAGCGAAACTATAATGGATTTTATTGATCGGCTACAGGAAGTAGCTAGTAAAATCGATGTGCCGGTGATTATCCAAGCCATCGATCAGGAGGAGTCAATTCGGTTGGCACCACTACCGGGAGGCCGAACAGTCAAATCGTACATGAATGGGGATAAAATCAAGGAATTGCCGTTTGAATTTCGGTTAAAGACAAAAGATTTTTCTGGCGATCGGATCATCTATCAGCTTTCTGAGATTTTAGAAAATGTGAAATCTATCCCATCTGAAGATGGTTCTTATCAATTCATGGCATTAACGATTTCCAATGAACCATTTTTACTTGGAAAAGACGATAAGGAGTTCTTTTATTATCGATTAGTCGTCCAAGCAAAACTTTATATCAAAAAA